CGTTTGCAGGCATCCATTCATCTTACGGCGTATGCCTGATAATGGATGAAGCGTCAGGTATTCCAGCTCCTATTTATTCGGTCAGCGAGGGATTCTTCTCCGAACCCACGCGCGATAGGTATTGGTTTACTTTCTCCAACCCGCGCCGAAACACTGGGCCATTCTACGACAGCTTTAACTCTAAGCAATCATTCTGGAAGAACGAGCAGATAGACTCGCGCACGGTAGAAGGCACCGACCAAAAGCTCTTTCAAACGATGATTGAGCAGTACGGCGAGGATTCCACAGTCGCGCGCGTGGAGGTGATGGGCGAGTTTCCATCCGCAGACGATGATACCGTCATACCAATGGGGCTAGTTAAAGCAGCGGTTGATAGGGATGTCTCTCTTGCAGCTAACGCACCTATTATATGGGGACTAGATGTCGCACGATTCGGCGGAGATAACTCTGCGCTATGTGTGAGGCAGGGAAACCATGTAATGAGTATTAAGTCATTTAAGTCTATGGACTTGATGCAGTTATGTGGTGTGATTAAGAATATGTATGACGAATCTACTGCGATAGAAAGACCGCAGGAAATATTGATTGATGTCATTGGTTTGGGCGCAGGCGTGGTTGATAGACTTGCAGAGCAGAATTTACCTGTGCGCGGAGTCAATGTGGCGGAGGCGCCAGCGAGCAAGAAAAATTATTTAAACTTACGCGCGGAATTATGGTTTGCGATTAAAGACTGGTTGGTGCAAAGAGATTGCAGGATTCCGCACGATGATGAGTTGGTCGCAGAACTAGCATCGCCTTTGTATAAATATACGTCTACAGGTAAAATCAAGATTGAGAGCAAAGACGAAATGCGTAAGCGTGGAATTAAGTCTCCAGACAAGGCGGATGCGCTCGCGCTGACGATGGCATCCTCTGCTGCAAGTTTTGGTGGAAGCACTAGCTTTTTAGGTTATAATTTCAGACAACCGCTCAAATCTAAAATAATTAGAATAGGATAAAGTATGGCAAAGAAGTACAACGAAGAAGAAATAAAAGCAGTCGTCCAAGAAGAAACAGATATGATTGATCTTGTAGGCGTGATTAAGTCCGAGATGGATGATGCTAAAGATTTCATACACCAAGTAGGCGCAGAAAGAGCTGAATCAACAGAATATTACCTTGGTACAGAGCCAGAAGGTACTAGCTCTATGCAGTCAGAGTTTGTTTCTACAGATGTACGAGAAAGTGTTTTGTTTATGTTGCCGTCCATCATGCGTACTTTCTTTGGTACTAAAAAGATTGTAGAGTTTGTACCTAAAGGACCAGAAGATATAGAGGTTGCACAACAACAAACAGATTATATTAACTATGTCATACAACAAAAGAATCCTGGTTTCCAAGTTTTGTATGACGTTTTTAAAGATGCGTTAGTCAGAAAGACTGGTTTTGTAAAAGTCTTTTGGGATGACAGCGTAACTGCAACAACCCACGAATTTACCAACATAGACCCACAATCTTACCAAGCATTAATCATGGATAAGAATGTAGAGGTCATAGAAGAATCAGTCACTCAAGAAACAATCATAACTATAGACCCTATGACTGGCGAAGAAGTCACCCAAGAAATACCAGCAAGTTATGACCTAAAGATTAGAAGATTAAAACCAAAAGATCAGGTATGTATTGAGTCAGTACCGCCAGAAGAGGTACTTATATCTAGACACGCGCGCGATATAGAGACAGCTTCTTACGTTGCACACCGCATGATTAAATCTGTGTCCGACCTAGTTGCTATGGGTTACGACCAAGAAGAGATGGAACAGTATGCAGGTTATGGCGGCAGCGCACTTGACCCAGAAAGCTACGAAGAACAAGAAGCAAGAAACCCATTTGACAACATGGTATACCCAGATAGAAACGATGCTGGTGGTAAAGATGTTTTATATGTAGAGCATTACTTATACTATGACTATGACGATGATGGTATTGATGAGCGAATCAAGGTTTGCACAGCAGGTAATGGCTTAGAGGTATTGAATGTAGAACCATTAGACGAACTACCTATATGTATGTTCTGTCCTGACCCAGAACCACACACAGCAATAGGATCTTGTCCTGCTGATTACTTAAAACCAATCCAAGCGGCTAAATCACAAATTATGCGTGATACCTTAGATTCTCTTGGTCATTCAATCTTCCCAAGAATGGGAGTTGTTGAGGGTCAAGTAAACATAGACGATGTACTTAATACAGACATTGGTCAGCCAATTAGAATGAGAGCGCCAGGAATGGTACAACCATTTGCTGTACCTTTTGTTGGTAAAGAAGCTTTCCCAGTCCTAGGATATTTAGACGAAGCCAAAGAAAACAGAACAGGTGTATCTAAAGCTAGCGCAGGACTCAACGCAGAAGCTTTACAATCTACAACTTCCGCAGCTGTAACTGCTACTATGAGCGGTGCGCAAGGTAGAGTAGAACTTATATGCAGACATTTTGCTGAAGGTGGCCTAAAAACCATGTTTAAAACAGTCAATAACTTGGTAATTAAGCACCAAGAAGCACAAGATGTCTTTAGATTAAATGGTAAATTTATACCTGTAGACCCAAGATATTGGGACTCAGACAAGGATATGGTAGTCAATGTAGCTATATCTAAGTCATCAGACGAAGAGAAGTTCCAAGTCTTAACTGGCTTGGCTTCAAAGCAAGAACAAATCATGCAAACACTAGGGCCACAGAATCCTCTAGTATCAATGCAACAATATGCTAACACCTTGACAAGAATGATCGAGCTAGCAGGCTTCCAAGATGCACAATCCTTTGTGAATACAGAAGTTCCGCCCATGCCTCCGCAACCGCAAGAGCCACCTAAACCAGATGCAGCAGAAATGCTTGCACAGGCTGAAGCAATGAAGGCACAGGTAAGCGCACAGAAAGCTATGATTGATGCTGAAACAGATAGAATGAAAATCATCATGGACGATGACAGACAAAGAGATATTGAAGAAGCACAACTCAGAGTTAAAGCTATGGAGCTACAAGCTAAGTATGGCGCACAAATAAACATTGCAGAAATTAATGCAGTTATGGAACGAGATAGAGAAGGAATAAGACAAAATGCAAAAGCTCAAGCTCAAGGATTATTTACAAACAATGTGCCACAACAAAATATTTGATATTGAAGTTATGGTAGATGACATGGTTTATGTAGGTAAAGAAATAAGAGCAAAAAACAGAAATCATGCACTACAGATTATGTCTATTATGTCAGGTGGAGAAGTAACATCAGATTCTGAAATACTTTATTATGAAGAGAGGACAATACACTAATGAAATATATAACTAAAGCATGGGTATGGTTAAAAGCAACCATACATAAATTCTTAAACTGGTTTGATAACTTATTAGAACCAAAACCAATTATTAAAAAAAGAGGTAGACCAAGGAAGAAATAATGGCAACACCAAGACGAGGCAAGGCAAAAGTAAAGATAACTAAATCTGGTAAAAAGGTTAGTTATGGTCAGGCAGGTAAAGCCAAAGGTGGCGGACCTAGAGTTAAGCCAGGAACATCTAAAGGTGATTCATATTGCGCTAGAAGTCTTGGTATAAAAAAAAGATTATCTAAGAAAAAACAAAACGATCCCAACACTCCAAACAATCTATCAAGAAAAAGATGGAAATGTTCTGGAGCTAAATCAAAAAGAAAATAAGGAGATAACTATGCCAAGAGGACTATACGCAAACATTCACGCTAAAAGAAAAAGAATCAAAAAAGGTTCTGGCGAAACCATGAGAAAGCCTGGAACTAAAGGAGCACCTACAGCTAAAGCTTTTAAGAAAGCCAAGAAAACAGCTAAGAAAAAGTAAACCATGAATGATGTCGTAGTTCTTATAACCGAACTAGGATTTCCTATTGCCGCAGCGCTAGGTCTTGGTGCTTTTGTTTGGAAGCTTATCAACAGAATCATTGATGGTATGGAGACTAAACTTGATACCGTAGATGATAAAGTCAACACATCTCTTACAGCCATGGAAGATCGACTTGGCACAAAACTAGACAGCCAACATAGTATTCTAGTAGCATTAATAGATAGGGTTAGGTCTTTGGATAATGAAATCATTAGACAAGACACTATGATTAAAACAATGCTAGGCGTACCACAACTTATAGATACTAATAAAATATCTAAGGCAAGAAGAAATGACAAAAGAAAAGACTGATAACATAATCATATACAGAATTGCAGGAATACTATGTATAGTTTTTTTTCTTATAATTCTTACTAATCCTTTGTGGGCAGACGAGATGGTACATAAATTTAAGTCGCCATCATTCTCTGGTATAGGTACATCTGCACATTATTTAACCATAGAGAACCAACAGTTTAATCGTAAGCAAGCACTCAAAGCAGAAATAAAAGCTTTGCAAGATGAAATAGAAAGAGACAAAGAAAATACTACACTTGCAAGATTTATAAGAAACCTAGAGTCAAGAATATATGCACAACTATCAAGACAGCTTGTAGAAAATTTATTTGGCGAAACTCCAAGTGATAGTGGTGTTTTAAGTTTAGAAGGAAATACTATAGAGTATAATGTTGTAGACGGAATAATAACTTTAAACATAACTGACTCAGATGGTAATACGACAACTATATCTCTCCCTATCGGTAGCTTTACTTTCTAGTTGCGCGTTAATAATAGATCCGTTAGAAAATAACTTACCTCCAATTCAAAAAATAGAAAAGCCAACGATAGGCTCATTGCTTGTACCTGGTCTTGCGAATATACAAGCAGGCAACAAAGTAAAGCCAGTCGTAGCTATTTATGGTGGTTCTTTTACAGACCAAACAGGTCAAAGAAGAAGCAATAGTGCCTATGCAACTTTCTCGTCTGCGGTAACACAAGCGCCAGACGCATATCTTATTAGAGCCTTAAAACACGCAGGTAGTAATAAAGATGGCTTCTTTGATGTGGTTGAGCGTGTTGGTTTAGACCATGTAACTAAAGAACGACAGATAATAAGAAGCGCTAGACAGCAAAACAAAGACAAGCAGAAATTACCAGATTTATTATTCGCTGGTTTGATAATGCAAGGTGGCGTGATATCATATGAAAGTAATGTAAAGTCTGGGGGTGCAGGTGCTAGGTATTTAGGCATTGGAATGTCTAGGCAATATAAGCAAGACACCGTAACCATATCTTTACGAACTGTATCTGTAAGTACAGGTAGAGTGTTACTAGAAGTATTAGTAACTAAAACGATATTAAGTGCATCTATCGATCAAGATATATTTCGTTTTATTACTGACAATACCGAACTAGTGGAAATAGAAAACGGTTTAGTCAGGAACGAGTCAATCAATATAGCACTACAAACAGCAATAGAAACCGCTGTTTTAGAAACAATTAAAGAAGGAACAACCAGAGGATATTGGAACACTGATGAGCAAGAATGATTTAGGAATAATAAGTTACTACAGCATATTGGGATTAACCCTTGCTGCTTTATCTGCGTATGCAGCTGACAATGAAATATATGTTGACCAAAGTGGTGCCACAGCAAACATAGACTTAGAACAGTTAGGATCATCTAATATTATTGGCGGTCTTTTAAGTTCAGCAGGAAGCATGAATCCACTAGATTTAGATGGTATTAATTTAACACTAGATATAAACCAAATAGGTAATACTAATAAGTTTCTTGGTGATATATACGGCGATAGCGTAACAGGATTTTTTGAGTTTGATGGCGATAGCAATACCTTTACTATACAAGGCGACCCCACAAATACTTATGGTATTGATAATTCAGATTACAATGTAGATGTAACTGGTAGTTCTAATACATTTACATTAGACACAGGTACAACAGCTTTAGCTTCTGGTCTTGACTTAGACTGGATTATTAATGGTGACGGCAACACTTTTGATTTTGATATAAACTATGACGGTGCTACTAACTATGTAGATGTAGATGGAGATAGTAATACAGTAAACTTTACAGGAAGCGGATATGCAGGTGGATATTTCTATCTTGACCAAACAGGAAACAGCAGAACATTCAACATCATACAGTCATCAACACAAGATAACGACTGGTTACGAATTAACTCTACTGGTTCTAATGGTACTGTTTGCGTCATTCAAAACGACCAAGGTACAAGCACAAGCTGTTGATATAGGAAACATATCTGAACTAAATGGTTCAGCACAAATACTAAGAGACAAACCTTATGAAGCAAAAGAGTCTTTTGATATACAACAAAATGATGAAGCAGTTACGACTAATGGTCGTATGGCTATTACGTTCCTAGACGACTCCAAGGTAAGACTTACAGAAAACTCTCAGCTAACCATAGACGAATACATCTTTGACCCTAACCCCAGTAAATCTAAGATGGCTATTACTTTTGGTCTTGGTACAGCCAGGTTTATTACTGGCGGTCTAAACAAAATAGATAAAAACAATATAGATCTTAAAACACCTACTGCAAACATAGCAATTCGTGGTACTGATTTTACAGTTACCGTAGATGAAATAGGAAGGTCATTGCTAATACTTTTACCAGATGAATTTGGTAATTCTAGTGGTGAGATATTAGTAACTACAGCCATGGGTACAGTCACACTAAACAAACCATACGAAGCTACAACGGTAGATGTCTTTGAGAAATCACCTAGCTCACCTGTAATTTTAGACCTAACATTAGACCTTATAGACAATATGCTAATTGTTAATCCACCCAAAGAAGAGGTGGTTGTAGAAGAAGCAACACAAACTAAAAAGAAAAACATACTAGACTTTGATGGTTTAGATGAGGACTTTTTAGAAGAAGATTTTTTAGACTCAGAGAAAGAGCTAGAGTTTACAGAGCTAGATATAAATTATCTTGATGTAAACTTTCTAGAAGATTTACTAGATGTCATAGACGCACTACAAGAAATACAACAAGAAGATCAGTTAGCACAAGACGCTACATCTACTAATATTGTTGGTACACAGCTAGGTCAGGATTTAAAAACGCAAGTAACATCTTTTATAACAGGCGAAGTATTAACGCTTATGCGTAGTGTTAGTGACACAGCTAGATTAGATATAGATACCTCTGGTAGCTATACTGTTATCTTTATACAAGACGGAACATCTAACATTATAAAAATAAATGGTGGTACTGGTAGCACTATCAAAATAACTCAAAGTAATTAATGAAGCGACTACTATTCATCATACTTATAATACTAGTGTTGCCTTTGTTATATCAGTCAACACCAACAGAAACATTAAAACTAAAAGTATTTGATTATCTTGTGCCTAAACAATATCCTTCTGGCTACTTTACTATTCTTAACATAACCGAAGAGGATATAGATACAGAAGGCGGTTGGCCTATACCAAGGCAAAGACTAGGAGAAATACATAAACAGATTATAGATGCTGGTGCATTAGGCGTGGGTTGGGTTGTTAGTTTTCCGCATCCAGATAGATTTGGTGGTGATGAATTTTTTGCGGAGTCCTTAAGAAATGGTACATCGATTTTGGCTTCATTTGAATACCCAAATCAAATATACCCAAAAACAGTTGGTACAGTCATCAAAGGACCTGATGTTGGTGGTATGCTTGCAAAGGGTGTAGTACAGAATACTCACAACCTTAGAACTAACTATATACAAGAAGGTATATCTGCTGCACCCACCGATGTTGATAATCTAGTCAGACGAATACCCCTACTACTTAAAACACCAGATGGTTATGTTTCTTCTTTTGGTACAGAAGTATTAAAAGCATTAACAGGTGCAAGAACTTACATTATAAAAACCAGTGATAATGGAATACAGGAAATATCAGTCAGAGGAATACCACCGATCAAAACAGATAGTCTTGGTCGCAAGTGGATTAGTTGGGTAGACACACCGCAAACAGATTTACAAGAAATGAATGTTGCTGGTAAGTTTGTATTTCTTGGAATTACTGCGCCAGGAATCATGCCACAAATTGCAACTCCGACTGGATTATTAGAACCACACAAAATTCAAGCAGCATTATCTGAGTCAATTCTTATAGAAAACTCTCCAAGGATTCCAGAATGGTCATTGGTGGCTGAAATTTTGATTTTTGGAATTTTCGTGTCGTTGACGTGGCTTGTAATCAATTATCTCGGTGTAGTTAAGGGTCTAAGTATCGCTGTAATTTTGCTATTCACCACAGGCTTCTTAGGAGCATATAGCGTTCAGAAAGGTTATTTGATAGATTTTTCATGGACTTTTATCTCACAAATCATAACTTCTACTATTGCCTTCTATATTAACTACAAAAAGCAATATAAATTGCGTCAACAAATCAAAAAACAGTTTGAACATTACCTAGATCCAAGACAAGTAAAACAATTACAAGACAATCCTAGTTTATTAAAACTTGGTGGTGAGAAAAAAGAAGCAACATTTTTGTTTACAGATGTTAGAGGTTTTACATCTTTGTCAGAAAGATTAACTCCAGAAGAAGTAACTGAGATTATGAACAAGGCTCTGACTATACAATCAGACGCTGTGCAAAAATATGGCGGCATGGTAGATAAATATATTGGTGATGCAATGATGGCTATATTCAATGCACCTATAGATTTAGACGATCATAGAAACAAAGCAGTAGAGACAGCAATAGAAATAACCAAAAACATGAAGGATGCAGGACTAGGAATAGAAATAGGTATAGGTATTAATACTGGTAAAGCTGTTATAGGCAACATGGGTAGCGATACTAGGTTTGATTATTCTGCTATTGGTGACTGCGTAAATACAGCTGCAAGACTAGAATCAGCAACCAAAGAGGTAGGAAAAGACATATTGATTGGTTATTCTACTGCCATAGATTGTAAATTTAGGTTAAAATTATTAAAACCGATAAGTGTTAAAGGCAAAAGCCAAAAACTATCGATATATACAATAGAAGAGGAAACATTATGCCAAAAGGAAAAGGAACATACGGAAGCAAAGTAGGTAGACCACCAAAGAAGAAAACAAAGAAAAATAAAAAATGATTGATAAGCTAATAGGTCCAGTAAGTGACATAGTAAACAAAATGATTCCTGACAAGGACTTGCAGGCTAAACTAAACCATGAACTTAAAACCGAACTACATAAAGCAAATATGGCTCAAGTGGAGATTAATAAAATTGAAGCTGGCCATAAGTCTATATTTGTTAGCGGCTGGCGGCCATTTGTGGGTTGGACTTGCGGCATTGCTTTGCTTTATCACTTTTTGCTTCAGCCTATTATTATCTTCGCACTCTCAGCATTTGGAATATCTTTTGTATTACCATCCTTTGACATGGGATCGCTGATGACTGTATTAATGGGTATGTTAGGACTTGGCGGACTAAGAACATTTGAAAAAACTAAAGGAGTTGCTAGATGAGTTGGGATAACTTTAAACTAGAAGAATTTGCTTGTAAGCATTGTGGTGAAAACAAAATAGAACATGAGCTTATAGATAAACTACAAGCACTTAGAACTGATTGTGGTTTCCCATTTAAAATAACAAGTGGTTATAGATGTGGAGATCATCCTGTAGAAATAAACAAATCAAAACCAGGCACACATGCTGTTGGTTTAGCAGCTGATATAGGTGTTAGAGGCAAGCAAGCATTAGAGATTATATCTAAAGCTAAAGACTATGGTTTTACTGGAGTTGGGGTTAATCAAAAGGGTAATGCTAGGTTTATACACCTAGATATATCCAAAGATTCACAAGGTCGCCCAAGACCACATATTTGGAGTTATTAGCATGGACCCAATGATGTATTGGAATATAATCATTACTTTAATCTTTGCTCCTATAGTTCATAGCATAAGAACCAACGCGACAGAGTTAAAAAGAGTTGATATACTACTCAATAAGACTCGTGAAGAAGTTGCAAAAGATTATGTAACTAAGGTTGAATTAACAATCAGTATAGACAGGGTTATAGACCGTTTAGACAAGCTAGACGAAAAAATGGACAAGTTAATAACAGGTTAATATGGCAGAAAAAAAATCATCATCAAATCAATCATTTTCAGACAATCAACAAAGAACCTATGATGGATCTTTATATGGTTTAGATGGAACTATGCCAAACGATTTTTTAAGTGGACTAAGAAGCATTGGTAGAAATTTAGGAGGAGCAACCAATGTTGGCCAATCTTTTGGAACAAACGTCATGCCTTTAACAGACCCAACATATCGTTCTGGTTTTGACTATGCACGTTCTATAGCTGGCGGTATGCCAATGTCACAAGTCATTGCACCAGGTGTAAGCTATTCTCCAGAACAACCAATGGGTTATACACAAGCAGACTTAAATGCTATGTTGGGAGAAACTCCAACTCCACCTCCTCCATCTACAGGAATTTATTTTAAAGATGGTATGGAGCCTGGCATTCTTGTACCGCCATCAGAAAGAAGCGTAACAATATTTGATGATGCTTTTGATAAAAAAAGGATGCCACCATTAAGAGATATAATGCCACCATCAAGCAATATGTATGATGGTCAAATACCATTACCTACTTTTGGCGATATAAATGACATAGATATAAGTGCTATAAGTAAACAAATAGCAGACTCAGGAATAGATTTTACTAATTTATTTGGACTTCCTAAATATGAAACACCAGACTTATCACAGTTTGCAAGACAAGAAGATATCCCATCAATACCATCGAGAGAAGATTTTTTAAGTATAGCCAGAGAAGGTATTGATATACCCAGACCAGAAGTTCCAGATGTCTCCAATTTTGTAACGCAAGAAGATATTAATAGAGCTATAGCTAGTATTGATATGCCAGTTTATAAAGCACCAGACTTATCTGGCTATGACTCAAGATTGGCAGATTTAGAACAAGGATTGGTAGACATGCAAAAAGGTCCAACTGGCGGCAGATTTTCTATAAATCAACAAAGACCAATGGGATTATTTTAATGTCAGTATCACACGAAGAAGTAGTTAAAGCTGCACAAGCAGAACAAATATTAACATCTGATGTTTTTAAAGAAGCAGTAGAAAATCTTAAAAACGAATACATAACACATTGGTTAAACTCAAGAGAAATAGATGATGTTAATGCTAGAGAAGATATACACAGATCATTATTACTATTACCAGAGGTTGAAAGACACCTGCGTATCATTGCTGAGAAAGGCAAACTTACAAAATCTAATATAAACAAAATTAGAAATATTGGTTAAACCTTCCCTTTTTACACATTATTAAGCTAAAATACTCTTAAATACATAAGGAGTATTTATTATGGCAATAACGGATAAACCGACTGCTTTACAAACTGATAACGAAGTTACTACTTCGATGTTTGAAAGTTTCTTAACCCCTGAAGAGGATAAGGTTGAGGATGCAGTCACAGAAACAGAAGAAGTAACACAAGAAGAAGTCCTTGAAGAAGAACCTGAAGTATCTGAAAATCTTGAAGAAGATGTAGAAGATGACGAAGAGTTTGATGATGAGGACGAAGAACTGGATGAAGAACAAACAGATGTTGAAGAGGAAGCTCCGCAACTTCAAACATTTACTGTAAAAGTAGATGGCCAAGAGGTAGAAGTCACGCAAGAGGAACTCGTCAATGGATATTCTCGTCAGCAAGATTATACGCGTAAAACACAAGAACTCTCTCAACAGCGTAAGACTATTGAGCAGCAGCAAGCAGAGTTAGCGCAAAGAGATGCGATTTATTCGCAGTTGTTACCGAAGATGGAAGCCCAGTTAAAGGGCGAACTGGCTAACGAACCAGACTGGAACACTTTGTACGAAGATGATCCTGTTGGGTATGTTCGCGAAAAACAGCTTTGGGATGAAAAGAAAGAAAAGCTTACCGCTGTAAGTGCTGAACAACAAAGGCTTCAACAAGAAGCAATGGTTAAACAGCAAACACAAATTCAACAGTTTGTTGAATATGGTAATCAAAAACTTCTTGAAATAATCCCTGAATGGCAAAACCCAGAGGTTGCTGCCAAAGAAAAAGCTGCTATAAGCGAATATGCTGTAAATTTTTTGGAGTACACTCCAGAGGAAATACAACAGGTTTATGATTATCGTGCTTTGCTTGGTTTAAGAAATGCTTGGTTAAACTCTAAAACAGTTGAAGCCACAAAGAAAAAACCAACACAAAAAGCACCAGCAAGAGTGGCTAGACCTGGAACTACTAACCGACCTAAATCGGCAGCACCAGCGAAGAAAGCAAAACAAACATTAGCAAAAACTGGAAGAGTCCAGGATGCTGCTAAAGTTTTTGAACAATTTTTAAAATAATTTTATTTATACAGGAGTATAAGAATGGCTAAAGTAACTAATGCCTTTGACACATATTCGGCAACAGCTGACAGAGAAGATTTAAGTAATATCATTTACAACATCTCTCCAATGCAAACACCATTTATGTCATCAATTGGTAAAAAAAATATTAATAACGTAGTGTTTGACTGGCAAACAGAATCATTGCCTACACCTAGCGCTGCTGGTCAGTTAGAAGGTTTTGAACTATCAAGATCTGCTGCTACAGCAACAGTTAGAGCAAGTAATGTTGCAATGATTTCATCAAGAGATGCAACTGTAACTGGTTCTCAAGACGCTTCAGACCCAGCTGGTAAGAGATCAGAAATGGCTCACCAACTAGCTATTATGTCTAAAGCTTTAAAAAGAGATATGGAAGAAGCTCTTTGTCAAAAAGGCGCTAAAACAACTGGTAATGCTACAACAGCTAGGGTAACTGGCGGTTTTGAATCTTGGATGAAGTCTAATGTAAGCAACGCAGCAGGTTCTACACCTACTGGTGGTGGTACAGCTCCAACAGACGGAACTCAAAGAGCTTTAACTGAAACTTTGCTTAAAGCAGTATTACAAGATTGTTTCACAAACGGCGGAGAGCCTTCAATGGCAATCTGTGGTCCTGTAAACAAGCAAAAAATATCTGGTTTCACAGGTAGAACTCAAGCTAGACAAATGATTGATGCAAATACTGTAGAAGCTTCAGTATCTGTTTACTCATCTGACTTTGGTGAACTAAAAATCGTTCCATCAAACAGATCAAGAGAAAGATCATTACTATTAGTAGATCCAGAGTTTGCTAAAGTATCTTACTTAAGAGACTTTAAAACTGTTGATATTGCTACAATAGGCGATGCTGAAACAAAAATGATTGTATGTGAGTATGGGTTAGAAGTATCTAACGAAGCTGCACACGGAATCGTTGCTGATTTAACAACTTCATAAGTTTTATTAATTAGCTTAAAGGGATGTTTCGGCATCCCTTTTTTTTGTGCTAAAATCTGTCTATGGCAAAGACTACATTAATAGATCATAAGAAAGGTTTTAAGTCTGTATTCGCAACAGAAGATGATAAAGTTGTTTATCACACAAAGCAGGATATACAGCCAACCTTAGACTATGTAAAAAATCTATCTGAATATACACCTGGTAAAGATTTACGCCATGTGGCAGAAATACCTATGGTAGTATATCAAAGAGCAGTCCGAGAAGGATGGGCGCAAGATTCTGCGCAATGGAAGAAATGGCTAAACCATTCAGATAACAAACCATTTAGAACATGGAAAGGTAAAGTATGACATACGATGAATTAAAAACTAATATTGGAAACTTCTTAAACAGGTCTGATTTAACAGATCAGTTAGACTTCTTTATAGATGCAACTGAAGCAGAGTTTAATAGAAGATTAAGAAACAAAGACATGGTAAAGCGTGCTACTGCTACAGCGGATGCACAGTATATGAGTTTACCAACTGATTGGTTGGAAGCAATTAATGTAGAGATAACATCAAGCGATTTCAGACCATTGTTTCAACAGTCTTTAGAGTCACTAGATGTATATAGAAAGGCCAATAACAATATTACTGGTCAACCAATTTATTATGCGATTGTAGATAATTCATTAGAGTTAGCACCTACCCCTGATGCAAGTTATACGCTACAATTAACATACTATGGCACTATAGATGCTTTAAGCAGTTCTAATACAACGAACTTTATATCCACAGGATATCCAGATGCTTACTTATATGGTGCTTTAAAACATGCTTCTATCTATCTAATGGAAGATGAAAGAGTGCCGTTATTTACAGCACAATTTGAGAAAGCATTAGAAGAGATGAGAATGGAACAAGAGAAAGCAGAGTTTGGCAAAGGATCTCTAATGCAAAGAAGAAGAACTTATGGCAAGTCTGGTAAAAACATTTATTATTGGAATAATAATTAGGAGACAATATGGCTGGATTTAGTGATTACTTAGAAGATAAAGTATTAGACCATGTATTTGGTGGTAATGCTTATACTGCACCAGGAACATTATATGTTGCTTTATATACTGTAGCACCAACAGACACAGGTGGTGGTACTGAAGTAACTGGCGGTTCATACGCAAGACAATCAGGAGCATTTACTGTTTCTGGCACAAACCCAACACAAGCCAGTAATTCAGCTGCAATTGAATACCCAACAGCTACAGCAAACTATGGAACAGTAGTTGCGGTTGGTATCTTTGATGCTTTAACATCAGGTAACTTATTAGCATACGCAAACTTAACCGCATCAAAAGTTGTTAGCACAGGGGATGTATTTAGATTCAACACTGGTGATTTAGACGTAACACTGGCTTAACATCATGGCCACCATAGGCTTTAATAAAGGCTACTACTCAAGGTCAAAGTTTAACGATCTTGCTTTTCAAGCCGAAGCAACCATTCAAGGCGTTTCAGGAGCTACCGCTACTGCAACACTAATAGAAGGTAACACTGGCTTTAATACAGGTTT